GTTACTCTGGAGATCGCTTCGCACGTCCGACACGTTGCTCGCGATGTTTTGGTTCAGAATGCCCACGTTACTCTGAAGATCCGCGCGAAGGATGGAGACGTTTGACTGCAGGTCGCTTCGCACATCCGACACGTTGCTCGCGATGTTTTGGTTCAGGATGGTGACGTTCGATTGTAAATCACTTCGAAGATCCGATTCGACGATGCTCACGTTGGATTGAAGGATGACCAAATTCGCGACGTTGGACATGAATTGTCCATCTCCGAAATAGTACCCACCGACCTCGATGTTCGACGTGGTCACGTTCACGCCCGTGGTGACGTTGGTGAAATAGATGGTCTGATCGGTATTCGCCCCGATCTCAGAAATCCCTTGGAGGGTTTGGGTGATGTTCGATAACAACCCACCGTCACCGTAATAGATGGACGCCGCGATCGATCCGTCGACGTCGATGACGTTGGATGCGAGATCGTTCATGATGACATTCGACCCGACGTTGATGCCGTGATCGACGTCAAGGTTCCCATACACGTGGACATTCATGGTTCTCGTCGTGTCCGGGGTGACGCCCGTCACGGAGTGGGCGAACGCCAACTCCTCGCTCGTCGCTTGGTACGCCATGATGACGTTCGCACCCGGACGTTTCATGCGAATCCCCAGATCGACCGACGTCAAGGTGTTGTTGTTTGCGAGATCGATGACGGTGTCGTTGACGATTAAGTCGGTCGTGCTCACCATCGTGGTCGCTCCTCGGACGTCAAGATTTCCCATGAAAACGGTGTTCGGTGCGGTGATTTCCAGGTTCGTGCCCGTGGATTCAATCTTGGGTGTCGTGACGTTGGATGTGAATATCCCGGTGTCCGCGAGAGATCGGATGGCGACCACGTCTCCACTGTGCGTGACGAATACGTTTTGTCCGACCGAGATGGCGTACGTGTCACTCACGGGATTGGTGTTGGCGACCCCGAATCCGTTCGATGTGAATATCGTCCCGTACACGTGCACGTTCAACTCCCTTGACGGATCGGGGGTGAGCGTGACACCGTGCGGACCGTCGTTTGTGTACGCGATGATGAATTCGCCGTCGGTGGTGTTGTACCCGAACGCGACGTTGGCACCCGGACCACCACACATGGCGATGACACCGGTGTCCTGTGAGCCCGGATTGCCTATGCCCAAGATGGGATCCTTGACGTAGACGTTTTCGGTGTCTAGGTATGTCACGTTTCCGAACACGTTCAGGTTCCCGTACACAGACGTGTTCCCGGTGAATTTATTAGTTCCGTCGAGGTTGATGTGCGTGCCCGGGGCGATGAACGTCGTCGCCTCCACGTTCGAGTCGACTTTGATATCACCGGACGCGTGGAGGGTGTAGTTCGTATCTGGGTCATCGTTCGCGATCCCGACGGTGGAATCGGTCACGAACGCGACGGTCGGGGATGTGAACCGCACGGTGTTCGTGGTCGCGTTTCCATCGCTCGTGACGTGTTGCAAATCGACGTTTGAAATCCCAGCGCCATCGCCCGTGATGATGCCCGTGAACACTGGATTGTCTATGGGCGCTTTGAGGAGTTCGAGCGACGTCACTCGAGACGCATTGCTGTCGAGTTCGTCGATCGTGGCGTTGAGTATGGTGACATTCGACGTGAGATCGGCTCGAAGGTTGCTCGTCTCGCTTTCCAACACCGTGACGCGACCGTCGATGGCGTAGACGTCGAGGCTCAGGTTTGTGATTCTGTTCGAGTTCGCGATGAGATTGGATTCGACGTTTGTCAGTCGGTAGTGGTTACTCGACAAATTGTCACTGTTCGTGGTGATCCTGAACGAGTTGTCTTGGAGCCATGTGTTGAGCAATGAAATCCTGGCGCTGTTGTCCGCGAGATTGCTCGATAAATTCGTGATCCGAACGCTGTTGTCGTCGAGCCATGTTTCGAGATTTGAAATCCGAGTCACGTTACTACTGTGATAGGACGCGAGCGTGTTCAAGAACGCGGCGTTGGACGCTTGGAGGTTGTACAACAGATTGAGTCGGATGACGTTGTCGTCGTGATACTGTTCGAGTGTCGAAAGCCGTTGGGCGTTGCTCGCGTGCACGTTCTCCAGATACGTCACTCGTGACGCGTTCGACGTGAGTTCGGTCTCGAGATCGCCGATGCGCGTGACGTTGGACAGGAAATCGTCGAGGTGTGCGACGTTGGTCAGCGTCGACCCTTCGCCGAAATACGCGTTCGCGTAGACGTCCCCGACCACGTTCATGGTCAACAGATTGGACGACGGCACGACGAATCTGTCCGTCGCCGTGTTCGACGTCAGGGCGATCGTGAGTTCATCGCGGTTTTCTAGGTATGCGAATCCCACGTTCTCACCCGGACGGTTCATGATGATCCCGACGTCGTACACGTACGCTTCTGAGTTGTTGTTCCCACCCAGTTCGAGGAGTGGATCCGTGATGCTCACGTTGTTGCTTCGCACGAACGTCGTGTCCCCGGTCGCCACCAAGTTGCCTTCGATCAACACCCCACCCCTCACGACGAACACGTTGACGTCGTCCGCGGTGGCACCGAACCCTACTTGCACCCGCGTCGCCGTGAGCGTATTCGAAACTTCCACGCCCAACGTCGTCACCGCCCCGTTGGACGTGACTTCTTGTAATCCTTGCGTTTGATTCACGGGAAACGACGCTTGAACGATCTCTTTCGTCGTTGGATTGTACCCGATTCCAACTGCGCTTCCCCCCTGACCTGCGGTGGGATCCAAGCGGATGGGTGCGACGTACAACCCGGAGTTCGCGGTGGTGATGTCGTCTGACGTGGCGTTGATCACGATGGTGTCCGTTGCCTGTACATCTGGTGTGAACTTGCCGAGGCGAATCTTCTGAGATCGCTCGACGCTCGGTAAATTCTTCACCATTTGACGTCTAATGTAAAGCCCTATTTTAATTCCGTTGCGCGATGACGGGACGGAACTGAGATAGAACTAAGTTACTAATTGGCGAAGCGTAGACCCGCACATCCTCGGTTGATAGTGAGCACGTTGAGATTGAGTGCCCAGATGGTGTCCGTGAGTGGGAGCGACTCCGACACGATTCTGAGACTCGACACCCGACTCGCGTTGAGTGATCCAGTGGGTTGGAACAAGTTCGTCGTGACACAAAACGGATACATGAAGATGTCCGGAGACGTCACGAAACTCGTGTGAAAATAGTGACTGACTTCGCAAAAGTGCGGTTTGCCCCATCGAAACGGGGTCACGTCGTTTCCATTGATTTGAATTTTGATACGATTGTTAATTTTTTTCAGTGGACTCGTCGCGCTCGTGTTCGAACTCGCGATGAATTTGATCGGGTGGTTGAACGTGAGATCGTGAATGAGTTCGCGCGAGGGAATGCTTTTTTGGACCTGGTAGATCAACATGTGTCGCGTGTTCGCGAGCGCCGCGCGTTCGTCGGCGTCGACGTAATAGAACTGCGAGTAGCACTCGAACTGCTTGCCCTCGGCGTCGGTGCCCCACTTGATGTATATCTCGACGTCTTGGAGCTGAATGCCCGCCAACGGAAGAGCCAGAGCGGGCGTCTCGCAGAAGAAGAAGCGCAAAGGAAAAAAGTACGAGCTCGACGAGGCGCCCGGGTGTGGACCGAGTGCCGATCGAGACGAGTTCCCGGCGAGCATGTCCACCGCCACGGTTTCCGACCACTCGCTGTACTGTCGATCGATGACTTCTCCACCGATTCGTAACTCGACGTACTCGATCAGGGTCGTCCAATCGCTCGAATCAAGGGCTTGGGTGCCGTTGTCGATCGAAAAGTACGTGTACCCCAAAAGATCGCCAGATTTTTCGATTTGAATCTTGGACAGACCGCCGTTTCTGATCGCGCCTTGAATGTAATTTTTTTCAATCGACTGTGAAAAGTTTGAATGTTTTCTCCAGACCTGATTAAAAAACGACACGCCTTCGGTACCTTCGGAGTGGATCCACTTGTCCTGCTGACCCACCGCCGTCAAAATGGTGACACCCGATGACATTTACAAGTAGCTCACAAATTTCTTTTCATGCAAACGAAGCGTACGACGAGAAAGTTGTCGCCGGTGTCCGATGAGTTTTTGATCGTGTTCCCGTCTTCGTCCATGATGGTCACTTGGAATCGGTCGATCGTTCTGATTGGGTCGATGTATTGGTTCACGATCGGGTAGTTATCTCTGAAGAGAATGAGTTGGTTCGCCGCGCCGTGCGTGGCGGATTCGGAGACGATGCTCGCGAATGCGTGTCTCACCTTGGACATCGATGCTTGCTCATCCAGTGATTTGAAAGCTCGGTCGTTGAAGAACGTGTCGAGTTCTTTGATGGACACGTAACAGTGTTCGACCGATGCGTTGGAGTGAATGTGTGCGGCGACGAGTCTGGCTTGAACCACGTTTCTCAACGGGGTCTGAAGAAAACACGTGAACGTGTTCGCGCTGGATTGTCCGACGCTGTCCAAAGTGATGGTGTGATATTCATATTGAAGATCCGGAGTCGAGGACTGGGGAGCGGTCACGAGAGCCATGTTACTATAGAGTGAGATAATTTAGTCCAAGATTTCATACGTCGCGGATTTGCGGACCCACTCTTGGTCACCACACAAACCGCCCGGGACGCCGCCTCGGCTGTACGCGGCACCCTTCTTGTGCCCCGGCGTGCATTCGACGTCTTGCTTGAGGTCCCAGAAGGTGCCCTCGAGGTCTTGCTTGATGACGATGGGTGCGCCGACGTACCCACTGGAGACCGTGCCTAAAACGAGGATCGCGATGATCAGGACGGCAATCCACGTGAGCGCCCTGCGGTTGGTAGTGTTGAGCTTGATCATTTGTACTATCATGAAATATATTTTTTCTAAAGTGCGTTAAAGCGCTCAGTATAGTTTCAACGAGAGTACTAGATCATGGGTGAAGAATTCGTCATCGATCGAGGTGACAATCCTTCGGTTATGAACTTAAGTGCCGACGAACAGCGCCTGATGGATGAAATCGAAATCACTCGATCTCGTCCGAATCGCATGCCCAAAAAACAAGCTCCGCGTCAGAAATACATGAACGACGACGACGACGACGACGACATCGAATTGGATGCCTTCATGAATCCCACGAAACAAGCCGCGCAGGTCCAACCGCCGGCGGTCGAGGAAGACATGGGGGACGAGTACGCGAACTATTCAGATGACGATGAATACGACGAAGACGTCCCCGTTCGACGCAACCCGCAGGCGTCGCAACAGCCTTCGAGTGGATTTTCGTCCATCGATGACGAAAAGTGTGACCTTCTGTCCAAGCTGCAGCGTCTCGGTCAAAAGAAGGGGGTGATCGTGAATAAGAGACTGAACGTGTACAGTTCGATTGAAGATTTGCGAACGGAATACAAGCGCGTGACGTACGGACTCGAGATCGAACAGTCCGTGAAGTTCAGTCGACGAGCGCTCGTCGCGTGCGTGACGGGGCTGGAGTGGTTGAACAAGAAGTACGACCCACTCTCGCTCGAATTGACGGGATGGTCAGAGACGATTATGGAATCTCTCGACGATTACGATCCGGTGTTGGAAGAGCTCGCGGTGAAGTACAAAAATTCAATGCAAATGGCGCCCGAGGTGAAATTGATCATGATGCTCGCAGGGTCTGGATTTGCGTTCCACTTGTCGAACTCCATGTTCAAGGCGTTGCCGAACATGACGGATGTTCTCAAACAAAATCCGGAACTGATGGGACAGATGTTCTCCGCGGTGCAAAAAACTCAAGCGGCGGGTGGTGCGCCGCCACAGGGGGGCACTGGGTATGAGATGAAGGGACCGCAGATGGGCATTCCCGGACTCGACCTGTCGTCTCTCATGGGAGGCATCGCGATGCCTCCACCGCCGCCGATGTCCACCACGGTCGATCCCAGACCCGAACCAGAGGAGGATGAGATTTCGGACATCGTCTCCGAAGGGGAGTTCGGCGACGAGGACGGGGACGTCAAGGAGGTCGAACTTCCGAAAACCGCACCGAAGAGAAGAGGGGGAAGGAAGAAGAAGAATGAAATTAATCTCTGAGGCTAGTATTATATGGTAGCCTTCTGTCCACTCGACGAGGAAGACGCGCCTGACGTCAGGCGAGGTCCGATCGTCCGAGCTCAACCGAAGCCGAAGCAACCGCCTCGCGTGAGTGTCGGACGAGAGGAGAGCGAATGTAATTTCGCGGTACTCTTTTTCATCGTCGCCAGCATCGCTCTCATGCTGACCGATCAAGTCAAATAAAAAAAGCTTCACCCTGAATCGATCGTCTCGATTCACGATGTCGCCCTAGTACGTATAGCTTTGTAACGTTTTAGGATTAGAATTGTCATATTGGACGCTCGCGAGTTTTCCACTGGACACGCTCGAGTACAACTCCACGTGAATGTCGTACGAGTACTGCCTCGTCGACAGAATGTTCGAAGGCGCGAATCGAACCTTAGTCGCGGTGGTCGTGATGGTGGAGCTCCACGGGTAAGGATTCGCCGTTCCACCGAATATGTTCTTCGTCCCGACCGCGATGGGGATGGACGATTGATTCCCTAGCCCGTTCCCACCAGTCACCTCCAGAATCATGGTGTTGATGTAATCCCTGTTCGCCGAACTCACTTCTCTCAGCATGCACTTGATCTTGGCGTAGAAACTGCCGTTCCCAAAGTTCAGAATGACATCCTTCGCCACACCCGACCCGAGCGTGAATTTAGTGGAGTACCGTTTGCACGCCACGTTATCCCCTTCCGTGATGGATCCACCGACGACGTGGAGTGCGGCGAGGGGCGTGGCGATGCCCACACCGATGGCGCTCCCCAATTCAATCTTCCCACCGAACGAAATATCCGTGGTGACGTTTAACGACCCCTGAATGACGACGTTCGACCCCACGGGTTGCATGTATAAATCCCCATCCGTGCCCGAGAATATGTTCGAAAGTCCACCGGTGGTTACCATCTGTATGACGGCGTTCCCACTCGAGCGTTCGATTCGCGCGTCGCCGTCGTAGACTGTTAGTTTCGACGCGGGCGCATTCGTACCCAGACCAACGCGAGTGCCCGTGATCCACACCGCGTCCGTCTCCACGCTCGCATCGATCGAACCCAAAATCATCCCCGTGTTCGACCCAACGTTTCGGTATCCTCGCACGTACGCCCCGTACCCATCCTCGGTGATGAGCTGCATCCCCGTCTTCTTCAATCCCACACCCGATGGAGATTCGAGGCACAAGACATCGATGTCCCCCGTGACACCGGTGTACACGTGCACGTTCGACACGGGCAAGGAGGTCCCGAACCCCACGAGTGCGTTGGATTTGACACGCATCGCCTCGTTGCCACCACCAGCCACCAACATGAAATCGAAATCATTTCTGTTGACGATTTGGTTCAGAGATGCGACGTCGTCGGATTGTACGTACAAATCACCTCCGCATGAAAATCGACCGTTACTCACCGTCGAGTGCGTCACTCGCACACCACCTTGGACGTAGAGAGACGTTTCGTCGTCCGCGTCGTCTTCATCGTTTTCGTTGACGTTAATCATCACCCGACCACCGTTATCACCGCTCCCGGACACGGTCAAGATGGGTACGGTGGTGAACGTGCCGTATGGGTCATCTTGCACGATGTTATTGAACGTCGTCTCATCGGTGACCGTCTGTCTATAACACTCGAACAAGTGTCGACCTGCGACGTGTCGAATGTGATCCGACGTGTCGTTACCCTTGAACAGTAAAAGTTCGGATCGCCCCGACGTGTTGTACAGTCGTTCCTGCACGAACGCGTGTGGAAACGGATAGGCTTGATTTTGAATGTCCTCGAGACCGCTTCCGGGCGTGCCCACTCCCGAGAATTCGATCAAGTTCTTCACCTTCAAGTCGCCGTCGATCGTGAAATCTCTCGTCGTCACGTCCGTGCCGATGCCGACGTTACTCGTGATGCCGTCGATGAAGAACGCGGTCGCTTCGATGTTACTCACGGAATAGACGTTATTGGTGATTCTAAAATTTTTGTGTCGCTCGAGGACGTTCGACGTGTTCTCTACACCCACGGACCAACCACCGTACGCGCTCGCGCCGTTCCAAACGCTGTAGCTCGTGAACGCGTCGCCGGAATCTTCACGCACTTGCACGGTGACGATGGCGTCTTCGGTGTCGTCTTGATCGGTTGGGTTGAACACTAACAAACCGTTCCCGATGTGATTCCTGTTCCCGGACGCTCGAACGTCAACCTTGGACAGGGGGGTGTGCGTGCCGAAACCAACCTTGTTATCACCCCGAAGAGTCATGATGTTTTGACTGTCGTACGACCCGTTCGAGAGATTGATGTCCATGCGCGTTCGAGAGTCGTTACCCGCACCACCGTTTGCGTATCGACCCAACTGAAATTCAGCCTTCGCACCGAAGATCGTACCAAACCCTTGACGACATAAGTTCAGGGTCGATCGCATGACGTCGTCTTGGCTCATCGCGGCTGGGTTCGTCACCGTGAGTGGGGCGTCGGCGTGTACGAATGCATTTCGAAGGACGACTTGAGGATTTATGAACGCCGATCCGTTGGTTTGGAACAGGGCTTCGGGTGACGTGGACCCGATTCCGACCCGTCCAGTGTCCATGATCGTGATCCGCGGCGTACCGACCGTCGCCGCACTCGTGACACCGATGTTCAGGCTCTGCCCACTCCCAACCCTACTCTGAATGTGTCCACGACTCGTCGCCAGATCGGAATACATCTGCGTGGACACCGACCCACTCGTGAACTGCTGACCGGCGATGAACGCGTTCGATCCGGTGACCAACACGTTGCCACCACCAACGGTGACTTTTTCAACGGGCGCCGTGTTGGCGAGTCCGATGTTACCCGAAGAGGTTATGACTGCTCGTTCAGTGTTCTTGGTCTTGAAGACGATCTTCTGTGTCGCACTGTCGGCGTTGCTTCCCTTCACCTCTATCGCGGACACGTTGGATGTCACCGGACCGGATTTCATGATGAGATCCGTGAACGATGCGTCCGTGCCGAAATCATTCGCGTGGATGATGATCTGACCCGTGGAAAGTATGGATGCATTCGAATTCGCGTCGACACCCATCGTACCCCCCAAACGAATGTTGCCATCGATGTGCGCCTTTTCATCGCTCGTGTATCTTCCCACCGCGAGATTACTCATCGCCGATAATCTCGTCGACACCGTGTTCCCGTGACATTCGATCACGTTCGCCCCGACTTCATGTATGTGTACATTGCTCCCGATACAGAGCGTGTGTTGGGGATTCGTGTTCGCGATACCGACTCTGGTACCGACCACAAGAATGTCCGTCACCGTCTTCCCCGTGATGGTGATGACGTTCTCGGCGACGTCATCGATCACGATGTTCGAACCGAGTTCTAATGCATTTCCAATCACCAAATTTGTCACGTAGGCGTTTCCGTCTACGTGCAATTTCTCAACCGCGGTGTCGTGCGCCCAGATGTTACTCCCGATCGCAAAGTTATGATTCGGTGAGGTGTTCGCCGCCGCCAAAACGTTCGACGTAAAAAGACGACCTATGCAATACACATTGATCTCTTCGCTGGTTGGAATGATGTCCGTATCCAACGCACTCCGTTGCGTGCGTCCCATGACGAGACGCGGTGGGTCCGAACCGATCGAGTCGTGAACGTATCCAACCATCACGTTGCTCTCACCCGCCTGGTGGTAAATCACGGACGTGTCCAGTCCACTCGACCCACCGAAACCCATCTCGATCACGGCGTCCGTGATGGCTTGATTCTGGGCGATGCTGTACACGACGGACGACGAATCCGTGATCACGACGTTCCCGTTCACCACGAGGTCACCCGTGATCGTGAACTCGTTCGACACCGTCTGGACGTTCCCGTACAAAATCATGACTGGATCTCCGGTGTCGTTCAATTGAATGTTTGAACCGAAAGATAGACCATCGGTGGCTGTAATCTTTTGCACGATGACGTTCCCCTGGACGTCGAGGGCCGTCAAACCGTCGGCGTCGAAGGTGATCTTGCTCGCGGAAGAATCGGTGCCCACGACTAATCGATGATTTGAGGTGATGTTCTGTGCGCTCACGTTCCCGTTGGCGACTAAAAGATTCGTTGCACCCGGAACCGTGTCGATGAAAAATTCGTTGTTCGCCCCGACGTCAAGGGCGTGTGTCGGGTTGCTCGTCTCCACACCCAACTGCGATCCGACGAACGTTCTGTTGAAATATGCCGCTTTAGTCGGCACGGTCAACACCACGTCTTGATTATCGTCCATGTAAAGACTCGGCGTTGGTGTACCCATCTCGAAGGTGTGCACTGGATCGAGCACACCTGCGAGACCGATGTTGGCTGAAAGGACATTCGATGCCTCCAAGTCACCACAGATGATGTTGTCCACATTTTGCCCAGCCTCGACGTTCTGAGGGTCGAGTCGGGACACGAACACCTGTGAAAACTTACCGACCGAACCGACGAACGGCATGTGTCACTACTAGTACCTACGAAGAAAATCGTAACCCACACACTCCATCCTTGATGGTGAGGACATTCCACGACACCGCCATGACGGTCAGCGCCTGGTTTGACGGACGATTGACCCCCTTCTCGACACCGCGGAGGACGAGCTTGGCGGCATCGAGTCTGCTGAAATTCAGCGAACCGCTGCTCTTGTACTGTTCTGGATTCAGTGCGAAGTGGTAACTGAAATACCGCGTGTAAAACGGCACGTCGTTGTCTTCGTCAAACTGAATGATCCCATACGGGCAGTTGTAATACGTCTGAACGGTGTGAAAATACATGGGACTCATCTGTTCCACCAGTGGTTCGCCGTTGATGACGATGTCCGCGTTCAAGAACGTGAAGCGGTCGTTCTCTTCGTCGTTCGATAAAGTCTTGTACCCAAAGAACAAGCTCTTGACCGGGTGGTTCAGGAACGACAAATCGATCGTGTTGTTGCCACCGATCTCGAGCACGTTATTGGTGACCGTGGACAACACGTCCGAGGACAGCGACTGCACTTGGGTGATGATCAAATCCAACTGACGCGACACGAGATGTTGTCGCTCTTCTGTGTCCAAGAAGATGGCGTTGCAGTAGCATCGAGCCTTGCGCTCGTTCGCGGGGAGGGTCGACACGTACGCGTCGTCGAGGTTCACCCTGATTTCGACCTCGTGAAATTGCATCGCCACGAGGGGCAAAAATCCACCGTGCATTCCACCACAAAAGAAGAAATGAAGGGGAACGAAACCTTTCGTCGTCGACGACACCGGGTTGTTCATCTCTTGCGCTTGCGTCCACGTCGGGGACAGGTAAATTTGCCAGATGTCCGTCATGTATTCGTACGCGTGACTGTCGACTTTCACCCCACCGATGTACAAATCAATGGTCGATCCTTTGAACAGTTTAGTCGCGATGTCCGTGCCTTCGAACCAGACCGCGTTGATCAGATCGCCGACGATCGGAATCTTGATGCTCGTGTCGTGTTGCGTGATATCTTTGACGTATTTCGGGGTCTGCGCGAAGTTTGTGTGTCTCGAAAATTTCGATCGAAACGGACTGTGTGTCAAATCGTCGGTCAGCAAGTAGGTATCTTGAATGCCCTTACTGGCGAGACTGATGATCGACATCTCTTCTACTACAAAACTAGAAATTAAATGCAAATCCTTGCGGCACGTCGGGCTGTGGCTCTTCATGTTTCTTATCCTTCGTGCCGTGGATTTTGAACCCACCCGCGCGATACACCTTCATGCGTTTGTAAAACATCGACACCAACATGCTCCAGTCATCTCGCACGTCGTAGATGAACGGTGGATTTTGCTTACCCTTGGTCTCTCGCATGATACGACCTATGGATTGCGTGATGTCAGACTTCGGGGACGCGAGGAGCACGGTGTCGAGCGCTGGAATGTCCAACCCTTCGTGCGCTTGGGCGAACGTCGCGAAGATGATTTTCTGTTCACTCGACGCCTCGAGGTCGCGTTGTTTCATCCCCCCCATGTACAGACCCGATGTTTTCGGAAACGCCTGATGCAGGTATTCGCAGTGCCAGCGCCTGTCCGTGAGCACGAGCAAACGGCGGTTTCCCTTGGACGCCTCCTTGATCCACTTGACGAGGAACGCGTTTCGATCCTTCAGTTCCACGAGCATGGTGATCATGTTCGCGAGACAAATCTTCCCCTGTCGAGTCAACGGTGGTCCGTCTTTGTAGATCTCGTGCGTGAACGGGAGCGTGAACACCTCGACGTTGTCTTGATTTTTACGTTCGACTTGGAAGAAACACGGTCCCATGAAAAATTCCATGACTTTGCGAAGTCCATCTTTTCTGTCGGGTGTGGCTGACAGCCCGAACAAGTGTCGTGGGTTCATTTTGAATAACGCTCGACTGAACGATCGCGCGCATATGTGATGGCACTCGTCCACGATACACGTGCCGATGGAGGAGAAGTCTTCAGTCGAGTACTCCTTTTGACTGAGACTCTGTAACATGGCGATGACGAAATCCGCCTCGACGTCGAGTTTTGGACCTTGGACGACCCCGATCGTCGCCCCGGGGCAGAATTGTGCGATGCGTTCGCGCCACTGATCGGCGAGGAAGCTCTTGTGGACGACGATCATCGTGCGATATCCGAGTCGTGCGGCTATAGCCAGCGCGCACGTCGTCTTACCGTACCCACACGGTAAGCTGAGGAGCCCAGAAGAAGCTTTAATAGCTGCATTGACGGCGACGTTTTGGTGGGTTGCGTCTCGGAGGACTCCGATGAACGTGATCGGACATCGCTTCGGGGGGACGCGTTTGTCTTCGTTCGGGGGTCCAAATTTACTTTGGGCGTAACACTTGGGGACGCATATGCCACCTGTTTTTTTTGCCATGCGAAAAACTTTGAAAGGCGGTGCTGGAAAGCCTCCATAATCCTGATTGTCTGTGATCGGACGCACCGTGAGCTCTTTTTTTATGTCTGTGATCGGACCGTCGTACACTATGCACCCACTCGCCGTCAGTACAGTTCGAACCATACCCAAAGATATTTTCATTCTTTTATGCGTAAAAAATTGAAATTTCAAGTTTGACCCTAGCAGGCATCCACGTGGACGACCGGACGGGGTCGTCACAACTCGACGCTCATGACCACCGTCTCTGAAAATTTCGCCAACAGCCGGGCGTTCAAGAAGGCCGTCGCCGATGCCACGAAGTTTTCCACGGATGACTTTTCGTTTCTTCGAGCGTACTTCGAATCGGAAAAGCACAACCCATCTTTTGAATTCAAGTGGCTTGACAAACTCAGCAAGGGTGGTCTCTCGCGCAACCACGTTCTCTCTATCATATACGGAGGAGACTCCTCGCCGGCATCGACAAAGCGAAAACCTCGCGCGTCCCCGGGCGCGTCCCCGGGCGCGTCGCCGAGAAAACAACGGCGGACGCCGCCACCGAAAGGTGCGAAACCCGACCCACAACCGGAGCCCGAACCAGAAACCCCAAAGGTCGCCAGAACCTCCACCAGGTCGTTCGCGATGACACCGCCCACGAAGAACCTTCGGCGTTCGAAGAAGGAGACGCGCGATGAAGAACTGTCCGACGACGAAGACGAGTCTGAGTCGTCCGAGTCGTCCGACGAAGAAGACGAGTGTGAAAAGTAAATAATTTTTGATATTAAAGAATACTGTCATATGTAACTCACAAGCACCATGGTGACCATGAACGTTGACGAAAACATTAAGAAGATTATCGAAGCGATCAATGGTTTGACCGCGGAGATTTACCGCCTCGAGGGATCCCTTCGAGTCTTCAAGGAGTTCGAATCGAAGGGTTTGAAGGAGGTCGACTTGCCGGACGCCCCGCGGGACGACGACGCGATTGTGTTGAAGAACCCCGAGCTCGTCACCGAGTCTTTGCCCGAAGCGTCCATGTAAATCTTCGGCGCCTCCAGGACGGTAACTTCGTACGTCGACGGCACGACAGTCGGTCGAACTTCGACGACCCTACAGTAGTCAATGCCTACGTAGGGTGGTTGAATCATCGCGGGTTTGCACAGCAAAAGAAACATGTCGCGTACAGTAGATGAAGATATTAGCCATCGATGTCGGATATCACAACATGGGGGTATGCTTCGCCGATTGTAGTTCCAGTGTCAAGGTTGAAATGATAAAAAAAGTATCCTTGGAAGATTTCAAATTTTCGACCGACTCGAACGAACTCGTCGACCTCGTCCCGGCGTTCTGTGAAGCGCACGAAATCCTGTTCGAGACCGCGGACGTCGTGCTCGTCGAGCGTCAACCACCGCAAGGTCTGAAAGCGATCGAGGTGTTGATCCACTACATGTACAAACCCAAAGTCGTGCTGGTGTCCCCGAATTCTCTGCACGCCCACTTCGGTATGGCACACCTGAACTACGACGAACGTAAGGTTAGGGTTGAGAAAATCGCATCACATTACATCCAACATCTCGAGTGTCCTTGGGAACGCAAACACGACATCGCGGACGCCGTGTGCATGATCGTGTATTATCACTTCAGAAACAGCGTGCACATCTTCGACCGGTTCAGGTTTCTCCCCGCGCATCTGCGCCCTAGCACACCACACCCAACGAAAGGTCGATTATAATCCACTTAGAAGATACAGGAAAAGTCAAAGAATCATGAAGGTCATCTTCGCCTTTCCTGGAAGCACGTTTTCGGGTGATTTTCTAAAGAATTGGTCCGACACGATCGTGTATCTCACGTCGCATGGCTACCAGATCTCGATGATCAACGCCCAAAGTTCGTTCGTCCCGTTCTGTCGAATGAAGACGCTCGGGTTGAACGTCCTCCGAGGACGCGATCAGCTCCCCTTCAACGGCATGGAA